GAGGCAATTAAACAATTTACGAGATTAAAAGCAAGCATCGTTGGAGCAGGTTTTACAACAAAAGAAACCGCAAAAGTCTTTGAAGGCATGGCAGCGGCGATTCTTGCAACAGGTGGCAGTACGCATGATTTAAATAGTGCGTTAATTGCTGCTGCTCAGGTATTCAGTAAAGGTAAAGTATCGGCGGAAGAATTAAGACAACAAATAGGTGAAAGACTGCCCGGTGCATTTACGATTTTTGCTGACTCAATGGGAATTTCTACCAAGGAATTGGATAAGATGTTAGAGAGAGGAGAAGTAGATTTAACTAATTTTGTTACTTTCTCTGAAAGTATTTTCAAAAGATATAGTGAGATTGCTGAGACCTTAGCGGATTCTCCAGAAAGAGCCGGGCAGAGGTTGGCTGTAGCTTTAGGTATGGCAGAGATAAAATTCGGCGGATTTTTCCAAGTCGTTGGGGCTGGGTTCCAAAATTGGGCAACAAATTTAGTTAACTGGGCAAATGACAATGAAGAACAATTGAAAAGGAATATCGCTCAATTTGCTGTCTGGGCAGATGATGTTGTTTATATATTTAAAGAAGTTGGTAAGCAGATAATGGGAATAATGCAACCAATTTTTAGCTGGATAGGGAAGGCATTGAAAGCAATGACAGATGAGTTAACTGTAACAGTACTAGAAACTCAATTTAAGCAATGGGCAAGAGATCAGCCGGGATATAACTGGAGGACTGACGAACCGCTTGCTGATCTTAGAAGAGAGGCAATGGCAAATGTTGGGGTAAAGACCCCTAGAGGTAATGAATATAAGGCTGAATACAGGAGATTATTGATAGAAAGGCTAGGAATACAGGAAGAAGTCGCTGACAGTTTAAGAGGGACTTATGCAGACAGAATCAATAAGAAATTGGAAGAGTTATTTGCGTTGCCTAATTTAAAGTTTGGCACAGCCAAAGGTGATGGAACCACTGGAGGAGCAGAGGGAGATAAAGGAATATTTGGCTCTCTTAGTGCAGGCGCATTAGCATACGAGAAGACAATGAAAGATGTCTTTACTCGTATTGGTGAGACTGTTACCAGAGCTTTTCAAGGAATGGAAGATGCTTTGGTTAATTTTGTAATGACAGGAAAATTAAACTTCAGGAATTTAGCTCAGTCCATTATTAGAGATATGGCACGAATCGCAATTCAACAGGCTATTACAGCTCCGTTCTCTGCGATGTTTGGGAATTTATTTAGCTTCAAAAAAACAGGCGGTGGTGCTTCGGTCACAACAAATGCATTAGGCAATGTTTACGCAAAGAACAAAATAGTTCCTTTCGCGCAAGGAGGAATAGTCGATTCTCCTCACATTTTTCCATTCAGAGATGGTGTGGGACTCATGGGGGAAGCGGGCAGTGAGGCCATAATGCCCCTGCGTAGAGGACCAAATGGAAAACTAGGTGTAGAAGCTCATGGAGGTATGTCCAATAACATCACTGTTAATGTCGATGCGACTGGAACAGATGTTGAAGGTAATGAGGCAGAAGGCAGAGAATTAGGTAGGTTAATTGGAGCTGCTGTTCAGGCAGAATTAATTAAACAAAGGCGACCCGGAGGAATACTTGGCTAATGGCAACTTTTGACGATTCAACAGTTGGAACAAGTACAGGAGGAACAACCCCTGACTTCAAGATGACTCGTTCTAGCAAACCTGCTTTAACTGAGACAAAGTTCCAAGATGGTTATTCTCAACGAATAAAATTTGGAATGAATATCAACCCTCGGTCATGGGCACTTACATGGACAGCAAAAGATGAGACAGATGCTGATGCAATAGAAGCTTTCTTTGATGCGCGGATAGCAGATGGAGCATCCTTTGATTGGACTCCTCCAAACGAATCAAGTGCAAGCAAATGGTTTTGCAGGTCATGGCAACGTAGTGCTGATTATGCAAACGTAAGTTCAATTAGAGCTACTTTCGATGAAGTTTTTGAACCATAATGGCAGTACCAACTTCTGAACTTCAAAAGATTAATCCAAGCAATGTTATTGAATTGTTTGAATTACAATTAGACAGCACAATTCATGGTTCTACAGCTACTTACCGATGGCATAACGGAGTTAATGAAAACAATTCAGATATAATTTTCGGATCAAATAGTTACACAAGATTACCTATTGAGGCTGATGGTTTTGCCTACGATGGAAAGCAATTGCCTCGGCCTAAGCTTAGAGCAAGTAATATAAATGGAACTTTTACATCTTTGATTGCTACTCTTCCACAAGGGTTAGAAGGTGCAAAAGTTACAAGAATTAGAACATTAGAAAGATATATAGATCACGGCAACTTTGACGGCGGAGATATTCTCTTAGAAGATAATACTAATTTTTTAGTGCAAGAAGATGATTCTGTAATAGATCAAGAATCAGGCGACAACCCACATGGAACGCCCGATAGTTCAGCTACATTTCCCCTAGAAGTTTTTTATATTGATAGAAAAACTATAGAGAATAGATCAGTAATTGAATTTGAATTAGCAGCTAGTTTTGACCTGCATGGGGTTCGTGTTCCTAAGCGTCAAGTATTGCCTACAGATTTCCCAGGTATTGGTACATTTTACTCGTGACTTGGAAAGATGATGCGTTAATACATGCGCAAGATGAAGACCCGAAAGAATCTTGTGGTTTATTAGTTGTTATTAAAGGCAAAGAAAAATATTGGCCTTGTAAAAATTTAGCAGTTAAACCTGAAGATCAATTTATTCTTGATCCTCTTTGCTGGGCTGATGCAGAGGATACAGGTGAGATTATTGCTGTTATTCATTCTCATCCTGTGACTTCTCCTCACCCTTCCATAGCCGATAAGGTTGCATGTGAAAAATCAGGACTGAAATGGTGGATTATTCAACCAAACTTAAAAGTATGGGAGTTTTGTGAACCTTGTGGGTACAAAGCTCCATTAGTGGGTAGACAGTGGGTATGGGGAGTTACTGATTGTTGGAGCTTGGTTCGTGACTACTACGATCAAGAAAAAGGGATCGAACTTCGGGATTGGGAGCGTCCTGTTGATCCTGATGACTTTATTAAGTCTCCAATGTTTGAGGATTGTTTTATTGATACAGGCTTTAGGGAGTTAGAACCAGAAGAGGATTTGGAAGAGGGTGATCTGCTTTTAATGTCAATTTCTAGCCAAGGGTTGAACCATATCGGTGTGTATATAGGTCAACAACTTTTGCTCCATCATTTGCAAAACAGATTATCAAGCCGTGACCTTTTGGACGAATGGCTATTAAAATGTACAGGAAAGAGGATTCGTTATGCTCCGTAGGGTCAAATTATATGGAGAGCTTGCAAAATTTGTAGGTCATCGCGTCTTGGAAGCAGAAGTTTCAACGCCTGCGGAAGCGATAAGGTTTTTAGTTGCTAATTGGCCTTCATTAAAGGTACATATGGCAGATCGACATTACAAAGTTGTTGTTGATAATTGGGAAGTAGATAAGGATGAATTACATCATCCTTCTGGACAAAATGATATAAAAATCATCCCTGTTATTGGAGGAGCAGGAGGTAATACGACAAGGATTATTTTAGGAGTTGCATTGATTGGAGTAGCACTTGCTAATCCTGCTTTCCTTGCAAATGCATCAATAGGAACTTTTGGCGGGGAAGCCGTTGCTTTAACTCAAGTCGTTGGAGGTATTGGTGTTGCATTAGCTTTAAGTGGTGTTGCTGGTCTTTTGACTCCTGTTCCCAAAATAGGAGAAGAAGAACAAGACCCACGGCGATCTTTTAGCTTCAGTGGAATCCAAAACACATCAAAAGCTGGTGTTGCTGTTCCTGTAATTTATGGAGAGACTATGACTGGATCTGTCGTTATCTCGGCTGCAATTGACACTGTGCAGGTAGAAGTATGAGCCTTGTTATTGGATCTGGAGGCGGAGGCGGAGGTAAAGGCGGTGCAGGTGGAGGTGGAACTCCAACTGAAGCCAAAGATAACCTTGACTCAAAACAATTTGCAAAAGTATTAGACCTTATCGGAGAAGGAGAGATACAGGGATTAACCGATGGAGCTAAATCTATTTATATCAACAACACGCCTCTTCAAGCAGACGATGGAACTTATAACTTTAAAGATGTGTCTTGGGAAGCAAGAACAGGAACATCAAGTCAGACAAATATTCCTATAACTGAAAACACTTCTACTGTAAAAAGCACAGGATATACAACAATAGAAAAAGCAACTCCAAGAGTTATTCAAATAACAGATAGTGATGTTGATGCTGTTAAAGTTACAATTTCTATCCCATCTTTGCAGGAACTTAGTGATAAAGGAGATATTTACGGCACTGAAATTGAATTATCTATAGCAGTTCAATATAACGGCGGAAGTTATGCAACAGTTGTCTCAGGTAATGCAGGAACAATTAAAGGTAGAACGGGTGATTTATACCAAAGAGATTATTTAATAAATCTAAGTGGTGCATTCCCAGTCAATATAAAAGTGACAAGAGTTACTGATGATAGTACTAGCAGTAAATTATCAAATGCATTTCAATGGAATACTTATACTGAAATCACTTATGATTCAAGAACTTATAACAATTCTGCTTTAATTGGCTTACGGTTAGATGCAGAGCAGTTCAATTCTATTCCTACTAGGCAATATCGTGTCAAAGGAATTAAAGTTAAAATTCCTCATAATGCAACAGTAAGATCTGATGGAAGTTTGTCTTATACCGGAACATTTAACGGAACATTAGGTGCAGCACAGTACACAAATGATCCAAGCTGGTGCTTATACGATTTGCTCACGTCCTCACGCTATGGACTTGGAGATCACTTGGCTTCAGGGGATTTAGATGTCTTTTCTTTTTATACAGTAAGTCAATATTGTTCTGAACAGATAGATGACGGCACAGGAACAGGTGCAACTGAACCTCGTTTTTCTTGCAATGTCAGCATTCAAAATGCTACCGAAGCTTATAACTTAGTCGCACAATTATGTAGCGTTTTTAGAGGTATGCCTTACTGGGCGGCTGGGGCAATGACGATTACTCAAGACAGCCCAGCAGATGCAAGTTATTTATTTACATTGGCAAATGTATTGCCTCCGGGTTTTACTTATTCTAATTCCAGTCAGAAAACAAGACCGACAGTTGTTGTTGCTAAATACTTGGATCTTGATTTAAGAGATGTTCAGTATGAAGAGGTTGTTGACACAGCAAATCAGGCAAGGTACGGATCAGTCGTGCGTAATATTGATGCGTTTGCATGTACGTCAAGAGGGCAAGCTAATCGACTAGCGAAATGGACTTTATATATGGAAAACATAGAAAGAAATACTGTTTCTTTTGTGGCTTCTCTTGAGGCTGGCGTAACTGTTCGACCTGGACAAATTATAGAAATTGCTGATCCTGTAAAGGCTGGCGAAAGAAAAGCTGGAAGGATTAAAAGTGCTACAACAACTGCTATTACCGCTGATTCTTCTACTGACCTGACTTATTCAGCAGGTTCAACATTATCTGTAATTCTGTCTGACAATTCTGTTGAGAAGAGAGATGTCAGTGGAATTTCTGGTGCTGTCATCACAGTCTCATCTGCTTTCAGCTCGGCTCCTAACGCTAATAGTATTTTTGTATATGAAATAACCTCTATTGCCTCATCAACTTGGCGTGTTATTAGCGTAGAAGAGTCTGAAAGAAATACATATACAATCACTGCGCTTGAATACAACGCTGGGAAATATTCTCATATTGAAGATGGCATTGCCCTTACAACACGAGATATTACAAATTTAGATATTCCTCCAGCAGCTCCAAATGGTTTAGTCGCTGAAGAAACTATCTACGAAAATACAGGAATTGCAAGGGTTAAAATTCAATTAAGCTGGACAAGTTCTACTGATAATGTTTACATCCGATGGAGATATGAAAGCGGCAACTGGGAAAGCAGGACTGTTGAAGGCACAAAAGGATTTGATATTTTAGATACTGTTTCAGGTAATTACACGATTGAAGTCTATAGCCTTAGTGCTTCTGGGTTGCGTTCAGCGTCACCAGCTTCTTTGAATCCATTCTCCGCTGTAGGTAAAACAGCTTTACCTGCACAAGTATCTGGGATCACGTTGCTTCCTATTGATGAATCTAGTGCAATTTTAAGCTGGACAAGAGCTAGTGAATTAGACGTAATCTTAGGAGGAAAAACATTAATCAGGCATTCAACTTTAACAAGTGGAGCGCAATGGAATACAGCGCAAGATATTGGAATTGAAGCAACAGGATCACAGACACAAAAACAAGTCCCAATATTGGGTGGAACCTATCTCTTAAAGTTTGAGGATGATGGTGGGCGTCAATCCCCAACGCCCGGAAGTTCTGATTCAGATTGGAACTCTACGCGGATTACAGTTGATTTACCAACACCTTCTGAGCGTCTTGTTGTTCAAACTGTTGATGAACATACAGCAAACTTTACAGGCTCTAAAACAAATACTATTTATGATGCTTCACTTGATGCTTTAAAACTTACAGAATCTAGTAGCGCAGTTAGTACTAGTGGTGAATATGCTTTTGCTAATAGTACTGATCTGTCACATGTATACGATGTAAATCTAAAAAGAAATATTAAAGCAAGTAGTTATCAAATAGACAGCCTTTGGGACTCAAGAACAGACTCAATCGACTCATGGGGAGATATTGATGCAGTAGGAGCTGCCAGTGCAGACAAATGCAATGGGGCTGTCTACATCAGAACGACAAGTGACAATCCTTCTGGGTCTCCAACATGGAGCGACTGGCAGGAATTAACTAATGTTTTAGTACGTGCTAGGGGTATTCAATACAAAGCAGTTTTGACAAGTTCAGACACGAACCAAAACATTAAGGTCACAGAGTTAGGAGCGACGGTAGAATTACAAGGAAGAACTGAATCAATTTCTACTCCTGTTACGACAGGCTCTAGTACTTATACAGTTTCGTTTGCTAAACCCTTTAAAAACACTCCAAGCGTGGTTATTAATCCAACAACTCAACAATCAGGTGATTTTTATGAGGTTACAAGCTTGAGTCGCACAGGTTTTCAAGTAACATTCAAGAATGGTAGTTCAGCCGTTGCTCGCCCCTTTGTCTGGGGTGCTTCTGGATTCGGTAAGGAGATTTCTTAAATGAGCAACACACATGATTACGATCTGGCAAATGCAAATGGCGCGACATTCCGTAGCGACTTAAATAATGTTTTAGGAGATATTCAATCAACAAATAGTGGTACGTCAGAACCTTCAACAACTGTTGCTGGAAAATTATGGATAGATGAAACTAATAACAAAATCAAGCTCAGGAACGAGGCAAATAATGGCTGGATTGAATTAGGTGCTAGTGATACCGCTGAAATGGGTCATGCCACTGTTGCCTCACCTACATTCACAGGAACCGTTACAACCCCTGAGCTTTCTTGCTCAGGAACTTCAAGATTAAAGTTGCCTGTTGGGACTACTGCACAAAGACCGGGATCTCCAGCCACAGGAGACACTCGTGTAAATAGTACGTTAGGACAAGTCGAGGCTTATGACGGATCAGCGTGGATAAATCTAGGCGGTGGTACTCCGACAGGTGCTATTTATGCAATGGGAACATCAACAGTTCCAACTGGATTCTTAGAGTGCAATGGAGCTGCTGTTAGTCGAAGCACTTATGCAACATTATTCAGCACAATTTCGACCACGTTTGGAGCAGGCGATGGTAGTTCCACGTTCAATTTGCCCGACCTCCGGGGGGAATTTATAAGAGGTTGGGATAATTCAAGAGGGGTTGATTCAGGAAGAACACTTGGTTCAACTCAGGCTGATGAATTAAAAGCTCATACTCATACTTATATAGATCAACAAGCCGACGCAAATGGTGGTTATCGTTGGTGGAAAGGAGGTGACAATGATTGTGTCGCCGCTGACAAGGAAACTGAAAGCACTGGTGGATCTGAAACAAGACCACGAAACGTCGCTTTAATGTATGTAATTAAAACCTAATCATGGCAAATAGAAAGATAACGGACTTCACTGCTTTAACCGCTCCAGCGGCTACTGATGTCCTGCCAATTATTGACCAAAGCGAATCAGGGGCAGATAAAAATAAAAAGATTACTTTTGCAAATGTATTAAGCAAGGCTCCAGATGGTTCAGCGGCAGCCCCTTCTTTTTCGTTTAACTCTGATCAGGATACAGGAATCAGTGGCGGCTCTAATACACTTGTTTTAAGTACAGGCGGAAGTGCAAGGTTATCAATCAGCTCGGCTGGTGTTGTCACCATTCCGGGCGATTTAACAGTCAGCGGAACCACGACTACGGTGTCGAGTACCACGATGACCGTCGCAGACAAAAACATTGAAATTGCAAAAGGTACTGGAAATGATGCAGCGGTAGATGGAGCTGGAATAACAGTTGATTCAACAGAAGGGGATAAAACTTGGAACTGGGTCGATTCCACAGATGCATGGACAAGTTCAGAGCATATTGATCTTGCTTCTGGAAAAGTTTTAAAAGTTGCAGGAACACAAGTTCTTTCAGCTACTCAGTACACAGGTAATGCTGCAACAGCTACCGCCGTAACCAATCTGACTGTCGCGGCTGAATCCACAGATACC